AAAGATAAGCGTGTTGACCTTCAAGCTACAAGACAGTCAGAGCTTATTAATCAAAGAAAAAATAACTTACCTCCATTAAATTTTGAATCTACAGAGGATTCTTTGGATGGTTTTGATTTAGAATCATTTAACCCTAGATAATATGAGAAATAGTAAATTAAAGGTAAAACCTTATGGAAGCCTTATTGCATCACCAACTAGTGGATATGATGCTAGCACAGGTGCTACTGTATCAAAAGGACCATTATCTGTATCAGTGACTAGATCAAAAGGTTCTGATTATTCTGCTGAAACTAATATTGATGTAAATATGTCGTTTCCTATAACTAAAAAAGTTAAAATGAAAAATAAGCTTTAAATATATTCTCAAGCAATGTTCTACGATAACGAATAATATATGTATTTGCGTATAATAATTGGTATATCTATCATATTATATGTTTACGCACATAATTACGGTAAACAACTACAGTTACCGTATATTTGTTTACAGTAAGTAGTTTACTGTAAACAGCTAATATATTATACAGAATAGTTGTTTATTGGTTGTTTTGGCTAATATATTATACAAAAGAAACCCACGAAGTTTTCTATTCGTCAATAGTCTTACGTGGGGATTTGTCATAAGTTATACCTTTCGGATTTCCTTTACACAGAAAAAGACCAGAGATGGTGCTGTAGCAGAACAGTCTCAGGTACTGTTAATACAAAGATAAAAATTATAATTATATTTGTAAAAAAAATATAATATAATGGCAGAAGAATTTAAAGTACGTGCTGTTGACTTCGAAGAAAAGTCGGTAGCTGAGATTGAGCAACAGTTGCTTAATGATCATGCAGAGAAAAACGGAACGGCAGAAGAAGAGGTAGTTGATACAGTGGTTGTAGATACTCCTATAGTTAAAGAAACACCTCAAGAGATTGAGATTGATGATGATAGAGTTCTTTCATATATTGGAAAAAGGTACAATAAGGAGATTGCTAATCTTGATGAGTTATTTGAGCAAAGATCAAATAATGAGGATTTAGATCCAGAGGTAGCAACATACTTAAAGTACAAGAAAGAAACTGGTCGTGGGATCGAGGATTTTATTCAGTTGAATAAAGATTACGATTCAATGGACCAAGATCAGTTGTTATTCGAATATCATAAAGGTGTAGATAAAGATTTAGACGTTGATGATATTAAGTTTGACCTTGAATCAAAGTTTGCATACGATGCTGACTATGATGACGAGAAAGAAATTAAGAAGAAACAACTGGCAAAGAAAAGAGAACTTACAAAAGCTAAGGAGTATTTTAACGGATTAAAAGAACAATACAAAGTTCCACTTGAGTCAAGGGAGTCTTTAGTTCCAAATGAAGAGAAAGAGACATACGAAGCTTACAAAAGTTATAAACAAGCTGCGTCACAAGCGGATGAGGAGCAACAAAAAAAGTCAAAGTATTTCTCTGACAAAACCAATGAGCTATTCTCTGATAAATTCGAAGGTTTCGGATTCAACATTGATGAGAATAAGAAGGTGGTATATAAGCCAGGGGATTCAACAGACTTACTTAAAGAACAATCTAATTTAGAGAACTTCGTATCGAAGTTTTTGAATGATGAGGGTTATCTTAAAGATGCTGAAGCATTTCACCGTTCTATTGCAGTGGCATCAAACCCTGAAAAATTTGCTAAATTCTTTTATGAAAAAGGAATGGCAGAAGCGGTAGGTAATGTAGCTAGAGAGTCTAAAAATATTGATATGACTCGTCAAGCAACACAGATTACACCGCCTCAAGGAATGAAGGTTACAGCTTTAGATGATGGTCGCAACGGAAGATTAGTTATAAGGAATATTAAAAATTAAAAACAAAAAACAAAATGGCTGGAACAATCGCAGCGAACCCAGGTGTATCAATTACACCTAGCGCAGTAAAGGCAACGTTGCCTACAAATTACATTACAAACTTTGATTTCTTGAATCAGTATTTACCAGATACTTACGAGAAAGAATTCGAACGTTACGGTAATCGCTCTATCGCATCATTCTTAAGAATGGTTGGAGCTGAGTTACCATCTAACTCTGACTTGATTAAATGGGCAGAGCAAGGTCGTCTACACACTAAGTACACAGGCTTGACTTATGCAGCAATTTCTTCTGGAACTCAAGTTTTTACAATGGCTGGTTCTGCTGTTTGTAATTTTAGAGTTAATCAGACTGTATTTTTATCTTCTGAATCAACAACCGCATCAGCAAGAGCTATTATTACAGCTGTAGCTGCAAATGGAAGTACATTTACAGTAGCTTATTACGACAGTGCTTTTAATTCTACTTCTCCATTTGCATCTGGAACAGTTACTGTATTCGTTTACGGATCTGAGTTTCAAAAAGGAACAAGTGGTATGATTGGTTCATTGGAAGCACAAGATGATTTCTTTGAGTGTAAACCAATTATCATCAAAGATAAATATGTAGTATCAGGTTCTGATATGGCACAAATCGGATGGGTTGAGGTTACAACTGAGAACGGAGCTACTGGTTACTTATGGTACATGAAGTCAGAGCACGAAACACGTTTACGTTTTGAGGATTACCTTGAAATGGCAATGGTGGAAGGTGTTCCAGCTGAATCAGGATCTGGAGCAGCTACATTCTTAAACGCTACTGTTACTTATCCTCCAGCTGGAAATACTAATGTAGGTGCTGGTACTCAAGGAATGTTCAACACAGTTGAGACTCGTGGTAATGTTTGGTCTGGTGGTAATCCAACTACATTGTCTGATTTCGATACAATCGTTCAGCGTTTGGACAAACAAGGAGCTATTGCTGAGAATGCATTGTTCTTAAACCGTCAATTCTCTTTTGATATTGATGATATGTTAGCTGCTCAAAACTCTTATGGAGTTGGTGGTACATCTTACGGTTTGTTTGACAACAGTGAGCAAATGGCATTGAACTTAGGTTTTACAGGTTTCCGTAGAGGTTACGAGTTTTACAAAACTGACTGGAAATACTTGAATGATGCTACTTTGCGTGGTGGTCTAGTAGGTGGTGCTGTAAACGGAGTTTTAGTTCCAGCTGGAACAACTACTGTTTATGACCAAGTATTAGGTAAAAACGCAAAACGTCCATTCTTACACGTACGTTACCGAGCTTCTGAAGCAGAGAACAGACGTTACAAAACTTGGATGACTGGTTCAGCTGGTGGAGCACAAACAAGTGACTTGGATGCAATGGAGGTAAACTTCTTGTCTGAGAGAGCGTTGTGTACATTAGGAGCAAACAACTTCTTTATCTTCAAAGGATAAGAATAAATATTAACAGAGTGTCATCAGTGACACTCTGTTATTTTTTTAGTAAAAATTAAATTATATAAAATGGAAAAATTAGCAATCAAGAAAATAGTTCTTGAACCAAAAGATCGTTTATACATCTTAAAAAACAACAGTTCGCCATTAGCGTACTATATCGCATCAAAAGATACTCCAAGAAAGCGTTTGCTTTTTTATGATGAGGTAACAAACACAAATCACCCACTTCGATACGCACGTAATTCTAATAGTCCTTTTCAAGAGGAGCAAGATCAAAATGTGATCGTTGAACCAATCGTATTTGAAGACGGAACATTAGCTGTTCCAAAAAATAACCCAGTATTACAACAATTCTTACATTACCATCCAGGTAATGGTCATGAGTTTGTTGAATTTGACAACGAGAAAGATGCTGAAGAAGACATGGCGTTTATGTACTCAGAATTAGATGCTCAATTAGCTGCTAGAGATTTAGCTGCAAATGATTTCAATACGCTTGAAGCTGTTGCACGTATATTAGTAGGTGGCAGAATTGAGAAGATGAGTAGTTCAGAAATTAAGAGAGATATGATGCTTTATGCAAAACGTTATCCTCAAGATTTCTTGGAAGCTATACATGATCCTTCGTTGAAAATTAACAACATTGCTGCTAGAGCATTCTCTGATGGTTATATGACGTTAAAAAATCATGGTAAGGACATTTACTTTAACTTAAAAGAAAATAAAAAGAAATTAGTTACAATTCCATTTGGAGATAACGCTAACTCTGTATTAGCATCTTACCTTCAATCGAATGAAGGATTGGAATTATATAAGTTCTTAGAAGAAAAAATATCAGATAATTTTTAGTATATTTGTGTCAGTATTAACCCATTAAATTTTTGAACAATGGAAAAATTTTTATCTATCCCTGTAACTTCTCAGGGCGCACAATTGGTATCAGCTAATAACATCATTTTAGTTGATGCTGCCGCTGATTCAGCAACAGCAGTAACAACTTTGATTACTTATGCTGGTGGTAAAGTAGTAACACTAACTCATGCAGCTCAAGTAGCTTTCAGTATGAAATTAGCGATTCAAGCAGCTATCGTTGCAGCTTTACAAACATCTTGGACTAATGTTGTCTATGATGTTACAGTTCCACAAGCAGTTAGTGATATTGACGTAGCTTAATAGCACAACCTAACTAGAACAAATGAGCCACTTTAACGAGTGGCTTTTTTTATTTATCTTTGTAAAAAGACAATTCGATGATCAACGAAGTTAGAAATACCGTTCTATCAATATTAGCAAAAGACAATCGAGGATATGTTACTCCATTTGAATTCAATCTGTTCGCACGACAAGCACAATTGGATGTATTTGAGAGATATATCTATCTATACAGCAATGCTATAATTAAACAGAATGCAAGAATGCATGGTGAAGGTTATGCTGATGTTCCTAAAAAATTAGCAGAGGTAATAGATTCGTTTTACAAAGTAGATACATTGACTTATGAAGATCCTTATTTTGAAGTTCCGTCTGATAGCTATTTTATTCAGAAATTGGTTTACAACAACTCGAAAGAAATCGAAAAAGTAAGTCAGCAAAAGATTTTTAATTTATTGGCTTCTAATTTAACTGCTCCAACAGTAGGTTATCCAGTCTATATAATGAGTGATAGTTATGATGGAATAACTGCTTCTAATGATAATTTTACAGTATTCCCAGATACCATTACAACAAATGTTGCTGCTCATTATATTAGGTATCCAAAAGATCCTAAATGGACGTATGTTGCTATGGGAGCAAATGACTCAGATCCTTTGTTTAATGAATCAGCTAATGACTATCAAGACTTTGAGTTACCACTAAGTGATTTCTCTGATTTGGTAGTTAAAATATTACAATATTCTGGAATGTCTATCAGAGAAGCAGACGTTGTAGCAGCAGCTAAATCAGAAGAAGTTCAAGAAACACAACAAAAACAATAATGTCATATATAACTAACTATCAATACTATACCAATAATGGTGTTATTCCAGAAGATCAGAACTGGGGATCATATCAGTATGTCAGTTTGGCAGACATTGTAAATAATTTTATGCTGATGTATGTCGGCAATGATAAATTGGTTAACAATGTTGAGCGATATACTGTATTGTTTCACGCAAAGAGAGCTATTCAAGAGCTGAATTATGATGCACTAAGAAACATTAAAGTTCTTGAGTTGCATTTAGGAGAGCAGCTAAAGATGGTTCTACCTCCTGACTACGTTAATTACGTTCGTATCTCAATGCTTCGAAATGGTGTATTGTTTCAATTAACAGAAAACAGAACAGTCATGTCGGCAACGGCATACTTGCAAGATAATGACAATCAAATTATTTTTGACTCAAACGGTCAAGTTGTAACTGGAACTTCTAAATTAGACATTCTACGTCAAGAAGCTAGTTTATATACTGGTCCTGGACCTTATAATGGTGCTTATGGATGGGCGTATGATGGTGATTGGTATTTTGGCTACGCTATTGGTGGGCGTTTTGGTTTAGCTACAGATGAAGCAAACTCAAACCCTAAATTCACGATCAATAAAGCATCTGGTGTTATTGATTTCTCTAGTGGAGTTCAAAACGGATACATTGTTCTTGAGTACATTTCTGACGGAATGGAGAACGGTGACGACTCTTTAATAACAATTAATAAGTTAGCTGAGGAGTTTATCTATAACTACCTTAAATGGGCTGTATTGAGCAATAAATATGGTGTTCAAGAGTATGTTATAAACAGAGTCAAAAAAGAGAAGTCTGCATCTTTAAGAAATACAAAAATTAGATTAAGTAACCTACATCCAGCAAGACTATTGATGAGCTTGAGAGGTCAAAATAAAATAATTAAATAATGGAATTAAAAAAGACGTTTATTGCTGGTAAGATGAATAAGGATCTTGATGAGAGACTTGTTCCTGACGGTGAATTTATTGATGCGTTAAACATAACAATAGATACGGCTGGTGGATCAAACATCGGATCTGTATCTAATTCACTAGGTAATTCGAAAGTTAGTGATATTCAAGCTATCATTGAGAATGAAGGTATTACTTACGTTGGATCAAATCCAAAAACAATTGGTTCGGTAACATTTGAGGCTAACAATCTAATATATTGGATGGTTGTTAGTGATACATTTGAGGCAATATTCGAGTATAGTGAAATTTTTGGTTCTACTAGCATTGTATTAATAAGAACTGATGGTTTACTTGGTTTCAGTAAGAACTATCCTATTACTGGAATTAATTACATTGCTGAGACAACTGGTGAAGGTCCATTCTTGTATTGGACTGACGGTATTAACCCTCCGAGAAGAATTAATATATCAAGAGCTAAGAGCTATGTAACTGATGATCCTAGAATGCTTGATGATATTAATGTTATACTTAAACCACCATTATATGCTCCAAAGATTAATCTGTCTTTTGATACAGCAGTTGATGTTTCAAATAACATTCAAGATAAGTTTTTATACTTCTCTTACAGATTTAGATATACAGACAATCAATACAGTTCTTTAGCTCCGTTTTCAGCTGTAGCATTTCAAGCAAATAGTTTCTCGTATGATTATGCTACTGGAGACAATAAAGGGATGTTAAATAAATACAATAAGGTTGATATTACGTTTGATACTGGAAATGAGTTTGTTCAAGAGATTCAGTTATTGTTTTTTGACACCTTCTCACTTAATGTGTCTATTATTGATAACTATAATAAAGTTGATCTTAATATAGATGATAATTTTAGAAGCACAATTGTATTTAGTGCAAATAAGATTTATACACCACTTGAATCAAGCGAGGTAACTAGACTATTTGACAATGTACCATTAACAGCAAAGGCACAAGATATTATTGGAAATAGATTATTGTATGGTAACTATCTACAATTTAGAGATATAGTAAATGAAACTGGTAACAAAATAATACCTTCATACTCATTAACGTTAGAGGATGAAGCTATTACTACTAATCCAGTTAAGACATTTAGAAGTGATCGTGATTATGAAGTTGGTATTATTTACACTGATGAGTACGGTAGAATGACTACAGCACTAACAAGTAAAACCAATACACTATATATTCCAGCTACTAATTCAGATACAGCTAATTCAATAAAATTAGAGCTTATCAATGAAGCTCCATTCTGGGCTACAAATTATAGGTTTGCTATTAAGCAAGCACAAGGAGATTATTACAATATTTTTCCATATACATTTGTTGTAGATGGTGTTTTTAGATATTTCTTAATAAATGAAGCTGATAGAGACAAGATTACTATTGGAGGATATATTATATTTAAAACATCAAATAGTATAGCCACTCACTCAAATAAGCAATTTAAGATACTTGAGCTTGAGTATAAAGCTGTTTCAGCTGTATTTGTTTTAGAAGGATTGTATTTTAAAATTAAGGCAGATGCTATTGATGCATTTTTAAATGATGCTCAACAAGAAACAATAACAGCTAGTGGAAGCGGCAGAGGACCTAGACCTAGTGCTTGTTTTGGTGATCCAGATACTACTAGTCCAGTTGTTAGCAGAAGTGCTAATGTTAGTTTTGATAAATCGTACTACTCGGCAACTGGGGATAATACTTTGGTTTTGCCATCGCAAGGCGGAGCTGCTGATATAGATATAAGTGATATTAGTATTATTCCTGTTTCTAAAGATTATAGATTAACATTAAAAATATTCCCAGATCCTTCAGGTCCAACAAGTATAGGAACTCATTTTGACTGGACAATAGTTCCTGATGGCGATACTGGTTACACTGGAACTCCTATACTTATACCAACCACCCCCTATGCATTAGCAATAGACTCTTATGATTTTGAACTAACGTTTGATTCAGGAATATATAATATAGGTGATATGTATTCTTTCAATATAAGAGGCAATAACAGTGGATTAACTTTTGGAAAAACTGTTATTGATACATCTGGAAATAGCGGCTTATGGGGTGAAGATGACATGGATACAATAGATCCAGATGATTATGGCGGACACGCTATATTAGCTTACAATGGTCCTATATATCCAGGAGCAATCATAGAAATAAATATAATTAAAGATACACCTCCTTCTGGAGGTAGCAGTCAACCGACTAGAGACCAAAATAACACTTGGACAAGTACTAATTATTACAAAAATATTGAAGAGTGGTTCTGGAAATCTGGAGCTTATCAAACGTTTACTTACAAAGACTTTTCTGGTAGTGTAATTACTTCTGCAAATAATATAATTTTTAGAAGAGCATTTAATAGTAGTCCTTTGCCACTTCAAAGTGGAGGAGCTTATAATACTAATTATATAATTGAACAGCCTGTTATCGGTATATTATGTATGTTAATAAGAGGTGTAGGTAGTAATTATGCGACTAGTTGTAGTAGAAATGAAATACAAGCATCATTAGAAATAGTACAAACACCAATAGTTCAATTAACAGCTGAAACAGTGCCATTAAGATCTGATGTTGATTTGTTTTACGAGATGAGAAAGACTTATCGTATTGACGATAATCACATCTTTATCTCT